GTCCGATTTGGATTAGGGGCTTATCTTTTGATTAAGAACCTACTCACCAGTAGTATTACTCGCCAGTAGAAGGGTCATTACTCGCCAGTAGAGGGGGCAACTTATGGCGTATGTGATTAAGCGCAACGGCAGATTTACAGGCTATTACAGGCTTCAAAATCGCCGTTTATCGGCTGGCACATGGGCTAATGAAACCGAAGCCATGTATCACGCCATACAAGCCGAGAAGCAGGGCTTAAAAGCCCCTTCAAAGGCTAATTTGAGGGTAGTTGATTTTATAGATCAATGGCTGGCGGTATCTGACCTCATGCCGATCACCAAGAAGGGCTATAATTCGGTTCTAACTCGATTTGTAATTCCAGTTATAGGAGATCGAGAACTAACTTCCCTGAAGCCTTCAGAGTTAGTTAAGTTAATTGATGATCTCAAACTATCGGGAGTTAGACCTGCCACCTTAAATCAGGTGAAGGCTTCTCTTGGCTCAATGTTTTCAAAGTTGGTCAATGCTGGTCAGTTGGAGAGCAATCCGACACATGGAATTAAGATCAAGGTCAATCATGCCGATATATCTAATCTCCTAGACCCTGATGAGTTTAAGGAGATCATTAAGCATTTACCGACACAAGGAACTAAATTATTTGCCCAATTCTTAGTAGCAAGTGGTTGCCGATTTGGTGAAGCAACGGAAGTAAGAGCAAAAGACATTAATTTCAAAACTGGCGAAATCTTTATTCAAAGGCGAGTTAGTGATCTAGGAACAAATTACAACAATGGAACTAGGTTCATGGTGATAGATGCCACCAAGTCAGGGCATAAGAGAAGCCTAGTAATAGGAAAAGCCCTATTACAGCAATTAAATGCGTATGTCCTAGCAAAAGGCATAGCAAAAGATGATCTAATGTTTCCAAGAACAATACTCTTAACGGATAGTAAACTTAAAGGTTCACGAAGCGCAAAGCCCTCTCGACCATTCGAGAAAGGCGGAAAACAGTTCCAGCATGGAACTCTTTACTCCTATACACATGGGGGTTGTAGATGCGAAGGGTGTAGGCAAGCAGTAGCAGACTACCGCAAAGCCAAAGCCCAAGCAGAAGCACTAGCAGAAGCAGAGCAGGTAAGAAGCCGAAGCCGTAAGGCAAAGCAGAAGCATCAGCAGAAGCACAAGCAAGGGAGTTTCATCAACAATATGAGCCACATGCCTCGTGATGTATGGAGAACAACTTGGAACAAAGCAATAGCCAAGTCCGCAATCGGCTGGTCGCCTAGAACTCATGATTTACGACATGCAAACGCTACGCAGTTGTTAAAGAACGGCATAGATGTCCATGAAGTAAAAGAGCGATTAGGACACCAATCGATCAAGACGACAGAGCGGTATTTACACCGCCTTCGTTCACACCAGTCAAAGGCATCTGAAAGTGCTAATGACTATTTGGAGTGATGATGAAAACAAACGCAAGAGTAAGAGCCGAGCAGATGCCAAAGGCAATAGCCAAAGCATCAGCAAAAGCCCAAGCAAGAATAAAGGCTTTAATACTTGGTGGGTCAATTTCGACCCTAGCCGTAGCATTTGGAGTAGCAACTACAACAGAAGCCATAGCACCAACAAAAGCCGAAGCAGTAATAGTTTACGAAACAACAAACGAAGCAACTTTGAAAAAGTATGAGAACGCTCATAAATTGACCGATGCTGATTTGGTCGAGTTGCTTCATGCCGTAGGCTTCACAGGCATAGACCTGAAAGAAGCATGGGCAGTTGCTAAGAAAGAAAGTAATGGGCGACCCCTCGCTCACAATCCTAATACAAACACAGGTGATAACTCGTGGGGCATGTTTCAAATAAACATGATCGGAGAGTTAGGCAAAGATCGTAGAGAAAAATTTGGTTTAGAAAATAATGCCGAATTGCTTAACCCTGTGGTCAATGCAAAGATCGCTTACTACATGAGTAGAGGCGGTAAAGATTGGAGTTCTTGGCATGGACTTACTCCAAAGACTAAGCAGTTAATGGAACAGTTCCCAGCAAAGAACGCAAAGCAATAGCAGAAGCCATAGCAGAAGCATAAGCAAGCAAAGCAATAGGAAAAGCCCCATCAGAGATGGTGGGGCTATCTTAGAACTAACTTACCTGGCAGCCAGGAGAAGTTAGTCAATTAGTTAGGAGGCAATCATGGGAGAACACTCCTTTGTAGATCGTTATATAGATTTAAATAAGCAATACGTAAAGCATAAGCAAGAACAATATAAACATTACAAAGAACCTAACCTGCCTTATACCGAAGAATTGTTTTGGGATAAGTTAGTCCATTTAGGTTGGAGAAAAAATTACACAACAACAGAGTGTTTGGTATTGATCTGTTCTGCGTGTGAATTATCAATAACAAAAGTCATTATTAAAGATACTTTTGATTTTAGAGGATTATTGAATATGGACGAAAGAAAACGTCATCACCAAAAATACTATTGCAAAACAACAGGTAAAATAAAATGAATGTAAATTTTAACAATAAGAATGTGATAAAATAAACTATGAGAAATAAGGTATTTAAACACGCTGCAATAGACGATGTTTTTCCTCAAATTGAACCAATAAAAAAGTTTCTTCCAGAATTTTACAAAAATAGCCCTTTTTACTACGACGATACCTCTGTCAAAAACATAAAAGAACTTCCTACAAAACCAACATTTAAAATGTGTTCTGTTTATAAAGACTCTTTTATGACTGGATATTCATTACCTTTAATTATGGATATTGCAGTTAAACAAACTGCAGATGGGCCTCAAATAACTTGGAACATACCTGATATAGATGTATTACAAGTTAGGTCTGAAGTTAAATTTGGTTATAAATCTTCTTTACCAATTCCTATGGGTTGTCATTGGACACCTTTTACTTGGACTACACAACATGCGTACCAAATACCTGAAGGATATAGTGCACTTGTAACTCATCCTTTAAACAGATATGATTTACCCTTTTTTACATTAAGTGGAATTATTGATGATTACGTTGTTCAACATTATGGAAATTTTCCAGTTTACTTTAGTTCTACTTTTGAAGGAATTATTTCTAAAGGAACTCCCATTGCTCAAATTTTACTTTTTAAAAGAGAAAATTGGGAATCAAAAAAAGATGAAAATATACTTAAAATTTCACAAAAAAATAGGTTTTTTGCTTCATCAAAAGCAAATGGATGGTATAAACACAATGTTTGGAAGAAAAAAACTTACAATTAAATAAAATGTTTTAAAATTGCAGTTGTTGCTAACAAACTCCAAATAATATTAAAATAAATAATAGTAGGTAAAGTTTTTATAGTAGAAGTTAATATTAAAGCCACACTAGAAACAAAAGCAAAAAGATACAGCCACCACCATTGTTTTCCTAATAAAAGACCAGGAATAATAATTACTAGTTTAGTTGAAAATGCCCAAAATTCAATAATATTAGTTTTATTCCAGTATGATTTTTTAAAAAGTTGTTTAGTTACTTTAGGTATGTCATTAATTTTCATAATAAATGTTATCTCTTAAATATTCATAATGTGTTGGTGTTTTATCTATTATGTTTTTCCATTGTTGTTGTTGTTTTTCACGAAGTAAAAAAAATGGTTTTAAATTATTTTCAATATTTGTATCATTGTTAAAATTTAATGTATTTAAAATAGAAGGAGTGATCGGTCTAAATCCCAATCCAATTCCAATGCAGGCCATATTGTGATAAGTATAATTTTTATTATTAAATAATTGTTCCGATAGTTCAAAATAATGTTCAGGATAATTTTTTTCCATAGTAATTTTTTTCCAATAAGGCGTGTCATCTCTTTGAGACAGTTGATAATGATAAGTAACAAATTTTGTTATATTTTTAAATACGGTTACATTATTTTTATTAAAACTACTTATATCCCAATTAGTAATATACTCTCTGTTTTCAAGTGTGCTTACAAGATTTAGAACAAATTGATGTATCATCATAAGACCTGTGCTTTCTAATGGTTCTATAAAACCATTAGATAAACCAATTGCACAAACATTTTTAACCCAAAATCTTTCATGATAACCATTTCTAATTTCAATCTTTTTAAACTCTAAAGATTTAGATCTATTAGGATCGTAAAAAACCATATTATGAGAATCAAGATGATTTTTATATTCTTGTAAAGCAGTCTCATCATCTACAAATTCATCACTAAAAACGTATCCAGACCCCATACGATTCCAAAGAGGTATATTCCAAACCCATCCATTTTTTTCCCCAGTACAATTTGTGTAAGTTTTTAATTCTTTTTCTTTGTTGTTATAAGGTACTTGAGTTGCCCATGCTTTGTTATTAGGCAGCACATCTTTTAGGGAAGTAAACGGTTCATTTAGGTATTGTCCAAGTAACAGACTTTTAAAACCAGTACAATCAATAAATAAGTCTCCAAATATTTCTGTTCCATCTTCTAAAACAAGAGACGTGATGCCTTCTTCAGTTCCATTTATACGACCTAAATTTCCTATAATTCTTTTTACACCTTTTGGAATTGCATATTTATTGGCTAACCAGTCTCCAAACAAACTTGCATCAAATTGATATGCAATGTCTCGATCTGCTCTGTAATAAGGATAAAATAGTTTTTCGTCATCCATAAAAATTTTATTAGTGTCAAGGCAAAAGGCTTGTGGATAGTAATACTTAACGTAATCAGAATCTAAAATATCTGGATTTAACGTTTTTTTAAAATGCCAATCATTTAACCCATATAAAGTATTTGTTAAATCTGGAGATCCAAACGGATAATAAAAAGTAGGAGAGTTATAAGTTTTAAAATTTGTAAACCCAATTCCTAATTTATATGCTCCATTTGTATAAGCAATAAATTCTTTATAATCAATATTTAAGTAATTTAACCAAGGAGTTATTTCTTGAACAGTGCTTTCTCCAACTCCAACTTTTGGAATAGAAGAACTCTCAACAACAGTTATATTTTTGTTAGGAAAGGCTTTTATAAAAGTAGAAGCAGTCATCCATCCAGCAGAACCACCACCAACAATTACAACGTTGTCTATTTTGTACGCCATTATTTACTCCTTTTGGTTATCTTTTATTAATCTTACTTCACAAGCATCTGTTGTGCAATATGCCTCACCAATAGCATCCGCAGCCATACCAGCATAAACTCCTGACAAATCAATTGGAAACAGTTTCATAGTTCCTTCTGTTTCATATTCTTCAACAGTAATTTGTGTATAAGGCATTTGAGGATAGGTAGCATTACCAGAAGGTAAAAAAGATA